AAGCGCAGACCAATCATGATAGTCTCCTTTTGGAAAGTTCAATCGTTGTCCCCAAGCATCCAGTGAGTGACCACCTTCAAGGTTGGGATTGTATAAACGTGACAGAACAAGCGTGTCTGTAACGTGCCCAGTTAATTGGACACCTAGGATCTTCTCAACAGCAGGGATATCATAACCAATCAAGTTATGACCTATGTGCTCCGTCACGTCAGCGAATAATTCTTCAACCATCTCTTTCGTTGGGTTCTCAAGTGTGTACATATTGTCACCCTTGATAGCACACAGGCACCATATCTTAGTTGGCTTGAGTCCGTTTGTCTCAATATCCCACACGCACTGCATTAGAACTCCTCAATGTTGTTTGCTTCGTGAACTTCTGGTTTCTCACCTCTTTCTAGTCTACCAGTTAATGCGTTGTAGTACAACCAACCTGCTGATCCTGTAATGCCTGTGCGACGACACTTGACGACCTGCACTTGTGTGCTGTTCCGTGCATACTCGTCCTCTGCCATCTTGTCACGACTCAAAAGAATCGTGTTGAATGCGATCTGATTAATAGAGCCTGAGCCCTTCAGATCGTACTCGTTGACATTGTGTGGATTCGTCAGACTAGGCTTACGCATATGACTAACCACAATGATGGACACATCGGTCTCCTTGGCTAGCTTGAGCAACCGATCCATGAACTCGTCAATGGTCTCATTGCTGTTGCTAGTGACTGCCGCCTGTAACGGGTCGATAATCAACACGTCACAGCCGTTGCCTTTGACCATCGCACGGAGCTTCAAGAACAACTCATCAGTATCGACAGCACCGTTATGATCTAGCAGTAAGATCCGACCGTCAGTGATGATGTCTGACCGTAGTTGATCGTAGTCAATGTTCTTACGATCCTCAAGGGACAGATTGTGTCCTGTGTGAACAGTCAATAGACTCTCGACAGCTTCACCATTGGATGCCTCAAGGAACGCACAGCCAATCGTCTTACTGGTATTCTTCCAGAAGTGATAGGCGATCTCGTTGACCATAGTGGTCTTACCAACAGACGTGAGTGCACCGATTACAGTGATCTCTCCTGCCGCAATTCCTCCGTTCAACATAGAGTTCAGCATCCCGAATGACTCAGGGAAGGGAATGACCTCCTCTGTGCCACGCTTGATAAAGTCACTCCAAGCATCCTCAAGGGTAATCACCCCGGTCATGCGGTAGGCTTTCGCTTCCCACCATTCAGCAGTGAATTGTCTGACCTTGTTGTTCTTAAGGTAGTCTGAGGCGTCCTTAAACGCTCCTAGCGTGACGATCTTGGCCTTGTTAGGGCTGAGTACCTGAGCACACTTCTCAGCGGCCTCACGACCTGCAGGATCATTGTCGAAACAGATGACGACATTCTCAAAGCCCTCAAGCCACTCTAGGTTCTGCTTGAAGTCCTTGACTGCACCACCTGCCCCTTTGGACACTGAGACCACAGAATAGCGTGACCCTAGCATCTCATAAGCGGCCAGTGCGTCCAGTTCACCCTCGACGACAGTCACGTATCGACCACCTGACTTGAACAGTTGCTGACCGAACAGGACATTGTGACGCATATCACCACGAGTGCTGAAATCCTTGGTCGCCACTGTGCGAACCTTGGAGCCAATCAGCTTACCGTCCTTATCGTAGTACGGGTAATACTGCTTTGTATCGTCTGACGTTACACCGTAGCGTTTCACCGTGTCGAGAGATATCCGACGATCTGTGATTGCCATTGGTGTACCGTACATTTCGACAGGCTTATTATAGTTGACGACATTGCTTTCAATAGCTTCCAATCCGTCGACCTCCTTGAAATGAGTTAGGCAGTTAAAACAATACCCATGACCATCTGAGTAAGTAGCGAGAGCATCACTGCTCCCGCACTTGTTACACCCTTGATGGCCTAGGAACTCAGAACTCTCCATCGTCCACAATGTCCATCTCCCCCTTCTCGACAACACGAACAGCCTGTAAGTACACAGAAGTGCCGTGGACAGGATGAGGGTTGCCAAGGTTGTACTTGATACGCACCTTGTCACCGTAGCGTACAGACGCCTTGCTCACAGGCTCACCATCATTGTCAACGACAGGGAACTGGTCGAACTTGGTAGAGAACTTGCGCTGTGGGATATTCTTGTACTCACGGATCTTGACACCTTCCGCCTTCAGCTTCTCAGCTTCAGGTTCGTCAAGGGCAAGGACGATTGAGTATTTGCCAGTTGATTGGCCGTTGTAGACCTCATGCTCTGCTAGGTTAGCAAAAGCGACAGTACCATTAATTACAGACATTATCTGACCTCCTTAGGTTCAGGTGTTGCGATGCGGATGTCTTGCAGAGCCGCACCTAGTTCCAAAAGATGCTTGCCCGACATTGTCGACAACAAGGCATCGTATTGCGGTTCAGGATCTTCGATCTGGTCAAAGACTCTGTTCCGTAATTCTAATAGTATAATTGAAGTTGAGACATCATTCAACATAATTCTTTTACCTCTTGACGAAACTCCTTGTACTCTAAGGTGTACTTAAGTTTCTTCTTAATGTTAGTCCTTTTGATATTAGTCCTCAGGTTCTTCTGAAGAACCTTGGTACTCTTTAGTAACATTATACTCTCCTTTGAGTTCAGAGTCAAACACTGCTTGTCTAGTTGCTGTCAAGCACTCTAAACATAAGTCAAAGTATTCATCACCTTGACTGTCTTTGATGGTCGACTCATAGTCACTCAGTTCAACATTACACGCTCTGCATCTCATTGTTTAGTCCTCTAACAGTATTGCCATTGTAAACAGTATACATAAAGTAATCAACGTCACCAACATTAATCGTTCTCCTTGCAGTCTTTAATTGCCATGATGACCCAAAAAGCCAGACCTCCGACAGTCATTGAAACTCCGATTGTCGCTATAAAAAGCAACGCTACATCCGCAAAAGTTATCGTTTCCATTGTTTAATTGCCTTCTCTAGTTGATTGTCATGTAAAGAGCCCGTAGGAGCCACAGAGAGCTCCTGTGCTCGACGTTTATAATATTCTGATAGTGACCTATTACCCTGCCAATCGAACTCCTCAGCAAGGAATTGACACCATCGACTAGCTGACTCCATCGTGAGCCCGCCAGTCAGTAAGTCACGCTCTACTGGTGGTACTTTATTCATCGTTTGGCTCCTTGATCAAATATTCACCACTAATACAGAAATCATCGTAACCACCAAAATTCACTTTAAAATCACCGTCACCGTAATCTTTGAGAATTATACCATGTATGTTCTCATAGTGGCGTTGATTACTTACCATTGAGCCGTGCTTAGCTCGTACTCTATCACCTATCACAAAGTTCATCGTGATACTGCTCCTGTTCGTATCGTGCTTCACCCTCTGCATCCATTCGCTGTTGCAATTGGTATTCGTCCCACGCATCATCAGCCGTTGAGCCCGTGATCGTCTCATAAACTTCAAACCAAACAGCGTCAGTCTGTTTCTGTTGAGTGATAGCGAATATCACTTCATCGATGACCCATTGCAATTGTGGGTCGTATTGTTGCTCATGGTCTGTCATTAGCTGACTCCTTTGTTGTATCGCTTTCAGCTTCAAAATCAGGATGCTCCCAATATCGATTGGTTCCTGATTCGTCCATTGGATCACGAAAGGGCGACAAAAGCCATCCCAGAATAACACCTAATAGTTCCATTGTGTCTCTCCTGTGTTGAGATGCGGTCTGTACTATGCAGACCACTCTCGTATTGGTCAAGCCATTACGACTCTGTTAAACCACTCCTCAATCCACTTGTCGGAGTTCTGAGGAGCGCAAGTGTCTGTGGTGTGGTTGATTGAGTAATCCGACACTGTCTCATCATCATCAACGCATAGGTTGATAGTTGCCGATCCTCGATAGCATCGGTCGCTATCGTAGAACTCTAGCCATGACATATCTAGATTCTCGACCATATCAACGATCTCATCCTTATCGGTTGATCCGTCAATCTCTAGTTCCTCTTCTGATATCACACTAATTGAAAATCCTAGGTTGAGTGCTTCATTGATCAGTTCAATATATGCTTTCATATGTTTTCTCCTGTTGAAAGAGTGCCCAGTATAGAGCACTCAATCAGACTGTCAACCCCATTAGATGACTGGCACTCCGTCTACATATGTGGTGTGGTTGCGTGTGTATACGTCAACCCCAAGAGCTCTCAGCCTAGATTTCGTCGTATTCGTCGGCCAGTCAGAGAGTGTCTCTAGATTTGGCTTGACGTGACCAGACCAACTCCAACCACTCGTATAGACTTCGACGTCAGCAATATGATGCCCATGTAGATATATTTTGCGTAGTCTCGTCTCTGGTTCGACTCTGACCATTGTGTTAGCTGATGACCAATTGCGACCCTGTGCGATAGCGTAGTTCATTTCTTTTTCAATTTTTCTCATGATAGTTCTCCTTAAATGTTCAGTGTATTAGTAAAGTTAGGTGCTTCGCCATTAAACGTTGACACTCTGAAGCTGTGCCAACCGTCGACACTAGCAAGCTCCTTGACTTTCTCAATGTGCTTAGGCTCTGTCGTAGTCAATAGGATTGTCTCCATGTAATCCCTTGTTTCGCCTTTCGCTAATCCGTAAACAATGTATTCAGTTTTCACGGTAGTTCTCCTGTTTCTGTTGCTACCCAGACGACCAGTATAAACCGATCGTTTCGACTAGAGCAACCTAGTCATCATCAGTGGGCATTAGATCCTCTGAGATCTATTGTGATCGTTCCGCCGTGTCTTTCAATATACTCCTCAGCCTTTTTGATTGGTTCCTCTGATCCTGAGTATCTACCAATCCAAAGATAATTATCCTTCCTGACAGCTTTTTCATGTAGATGATAGAAACCGTCAGCTTCTTTCGTGATTAGATAGTTGATAGCTAAATCCATCTCAGGCCTCCTCGATCTTGACTAGTGCTGTTTCATTCTCTCTGATTTCGTCTAGCTCCTCTTCAGAGAGACAGTATGACCAGTGTTGTACTGTCAAGTCAATCGCCTCCTCAATCCATTGACTAGCGAGCTCCTCAGCCTCCCAGTGTTCCATTGGTTCGCTGACCTTGGGTTTCGTGTCCAGTGTATCAATAGACTGCTTAACTACGTATTTTTTCATGGTGTTTCTCCTGTATCCCAGAGGGAGGCTCACGCCTCCTCTCCTGTTGTCTCACGCTTCTTGATTTGTTCTAGGTTGAACACATAGAAACGCTTGAGTAGTTTCTTTTCCTCGATCTTTCCGGTCTCCTTGTTCTTGACCTTCTTGATCACGACACGCTTCAGCTCCGTTCCTGACTCGCCCTTCTTGACGACCATACCTAGTTCTAGAGCCTGCTTGAAGGTCAACCAGTATGGTGAACCATAGCCAGAATCCGCAAGGATCTCTGCGTTAGTATTGGTGTACTCTTGTTTAGTCTTGAAGTTAATCATAGTAATTCTCCTGTGTGTGTGTGGTCATTATATGCATATGGTCAATCATGACCTAATTGTATTTATCAATCGATCTTGGGTTGTCGATAGTGTTTCTTAGGTGTGGCCATAGGCACCATAAAGCACACACATTCGCCACACTTTAGAACACTGATGCCTCCTTAGGTGTGCTCAAGTGTCACCACTGGCTATTGGCTCCTGTGGATAACTTTGGTTTTTCTGTGGATTTCTTTTGTTTTCTTGTGGGTAACCTGTGGATAACCCCCGGGGGAGCCCCTAGGTATTTTATTTATTTTAGTGTACCCACCTAGGTTTACTAAAGAAACCCTCAGGAAACCCCTAAGAAATACCTAAAAAATGACTAAAAGAAACACATTGGTCACACTAATGTAATTATTTGATATCCATAGTTAAATTAAATGAATAAAAGTGACTCTAAGGGGTTGACAAAAGGGTAAACTTGGGGCATCCTAAGGAATCTTAAGTATACCTCTTGACTTTTGGTTATTTTTATGGTATAATATAGGTATATTAAGTACAAATGAGCAACCATTGAGTGATTCGTTAAGAATTAGTCGTTATGTTTTACAATCAAGTACCCTCATAACACTTAAGAAGGAAAATACTTGTGTCAGATTACAAAGAAACCTTAAGCCCTAGTGGTAAAAAGATTGGTCGACCTAGAAAACAAGATGTCGAATCAAAAAAACCAACAAAAAGGAACAAGGTTGGTCGACCTCCGGGCGACACCGCAATCATTAATGAATATAAAGCTAGGATGTTGGCTTCACCTAAGTCCAAGAAGGTCTTAGATAGCATTCTTGATGCGGCACTAAACGATGACCATAAAAACCAAGCGGCGGCTTGGAAACTCTTAATGGATCGTATGTTGCCTGTGAGTTACTTTGAGAAAGATAATGCTAGTGGTGGTCGTCCTGCAGTGTCGATTACCATTAGTGGCATTGGTGACCCTAAGGTTTCCACTGAAGAAGA